CTTCTCCCTGAACCTCTCGGTCCCCGGCGAGTGCTACCTGATCAACATGCCCGGCCGGTACGGCTCGACCTGGGTAATCCGGTCCACCGACGAGGTCCAACTCCGCGTTGGCGGCGCCGTCGTCGTGCGGGACCGCGGCAGTTCGCGTGAGATGCAGACCCTGCCAGCGAACACCTACATCGCGCGGATCTGGCGACCCAACCCTCGATTCACCCGCGAGCCGGACTCCTCGATGGTGGGCGTGGCCGACTCCATCCAGGAGTTGCTGATGCTGGAGCGAATGGTGCGCGGCGCCATCCGCTCCCGGCTCAATGCGGGGTTGTTGTTCGTGCCCGACGGTATTGCCGGGGCGCAGGCAACGGTGACAAGCGAGCCAACGCTCGAAGAACCTGCCGACCCGATGGAGACCTTGGCTCAGCAGTCGACGGTGGACCCGGCGGGGCCGTTCATGTCCCAGCTCATGGAGTCGATGATGACTCCGGTTTCGGACGAGGGATCGGCCTCCGCGCTGGTCCCGATGTTGGCCACCGGACCTGGTGAGCTGGGTGCACAGATCAAGCACGTCACCTTCGAGCGGGCCAATGACGAATGGCTGGTGAAGCGGATCGAGGCCGCGCTGGAGCGCGTGCTGCAGGGTATCGACATCCCGAAAGAGGTTGTCACCGGCCTGGAGTCGGTGAAGTATTCCAACGCGGTCGTGATCGATGAGAACCTCTACAAGTCGAACATCGAGCCCCTGGCACTGGCATTCGTGGACGCACTGACCGAGGTTTACCTACGTCCGGTCTTGAAGAGTCCGAAGTACGGCTACTCCGACGAAGACCTCAATAAGCTGGTTGTCTGGTACGACCCGTCCGAGATCGTCACCCGGCCGAACTCCTCGAACGAGGCCAACGAGGGTGTCGACCGGCTGATGCTGTCGCCGTCGGCGTGGCGCCGCGAGCACGGCTACGCGGAGTCCGACGCGCCGAACGAGGACGAGATCGCGTTGATGCTCATCCAGAAGATGACGGCCCTGCCGGACGTCGTGACGATCGCCCTACTGCAGCAGGCCATGCCGAACGTACTGGCCGACGTCGACATCCCCGAGCCGAACTCCACAGCCACCAGTGACCAGAATGTCGTGCAGTTTCCGGGACAGTCCGCCCCGGCCCAGGCCCCAGCCGATCCGCAGCGGACCGCGGTGAAGCAAGTGGGGCAAACGTGACCGACGAGGCGCATACCAGCGCGCTGATCGTGGCGGTCCCGGCAGCCGACCAGCAGGCATTGACAGGCGTTGAGGACCCCCACGTCACCATGATCTGGTTCGGCGATGCTGCGCGACTTCAGGACGAGGCGCTGGCCGATAATGTCGTGCCGGGGATTCAGCAGGCACTGGCCGAGGTGACCGGCCGTTACACCGGCTTCGACGTCAGGGTCTCCGGGGTGGGACTGCTCGGCCCGGACAAGGCGTCGGTTCTGTTGGTCGAATCCCCGGAGTTGGTGGAGATCCGCGCCGAACTCTGCGCGAGCCCCGACGTCGAGCGCGGGTGGCTGATGGCCGAGCACCAGTTCCCGTGGTGGGTTTGCCACCTCACAACCGGGTATTCCGGTGACATCCCGACAGACCCGCCGGAGTCGTTCCGAATCGACTCCCTCGCGCTTTGGCTCGGCCCTGAGCGGCAGAACTACCCACTTCTCGACCTGACCCGGCCGATGGCCGCCTCGATCATCCCGCCAGTTGATTGCCCGGAAGATCTGTCCGTCTGCCTCCGTTACGCGGATGCGCACCCGGACGCTCGGTGGTACGCCGTCAAGCGGGCCAATGCGCTCGGGCTGACCAATCACGTTCCGGCCGCATGGATGGCTGACGCATGACGTTCCCACTGACAATGACGGGCTGGGACCGCGTCTATCAGCCGCCACGGGCGATCCGCGGGATGGTACCCGTCAATAGCACCGCCTGGGATCTACTGCGCTACGAACTGGATCCCGCGATCCAACGGTGGGCCACGGCGACCCTCGACTCGCTTCTGGCGTCTGTCGACACTAAGGCCGCAGAGGCATTGGGCTGCACGGACTGCGAGGACACCGGGTTCTATGGGGTTCAGGATCCCGCTGACCCGGATATGCTGACCGGCCTGCTTCGGCGCCAGGGTGACGGTAGCTTTCAGGCGCTGCAGGGGTGCGGGGCCTGGGACGACTGGGATCCCAAGGGTGTGCCGGTGGAGATTCTCACCCTCGACCTCGCTGGTGATCTCGCGGCGGCTATCACCGGCGGGGCCTGTGGCCTCGTGCGCCGCTACTGCATGCCAAAGGCGTTCCTGCCGCCGTGTGCCGTTGTATCGGCCGCGCCACTCAGTGACGCTCTTATGTCCCTTGTAAGTCCCGAGCCCCCAGGGAACACTGAATCTTCTGATAACGATTGGGTAACGTATGCCGTCGTTGATGAGTTGGATCCCGGCGCCGTACTGGATCTGGTCCGTGTTCGTACTGCAGGGACTGCTGTCGACCTGGAGCGATGGGACGAAAGTAGCTCCTGGACACCGGACTCCGTACTCCTAGCGGAGGGCGGACTGCCCATGGTTCGGCTGACCGATGATCAGCTTGCTGATGTCCAGGAGCAGTTGAACCCTAGCACGATACTTTCGTCGTTGCCCGAGCACCAGAAGTGCGAGTACTGCACGAACGAGGCCACCAAGCGGATCATCCATTCCGAGGGCATGGCCTACATCCCGGTCTGCGGCGGGCATCTCGATAAGGGCAAGACGGACGCTGCCGCGTGCGTGCCGTCAGGCAAGCCTGATCCCACGAATATCGTTCGGGTCGACGCCATCGCCGCCACCGGCGCCTTGGTGGCCTACACGTCCCCGAACCCCAAGGCAGAGAAGCTGCGGCGCTACTGGACCACTGGGAAAGGTGGCGCCAAGATCCGGTGGACTGCGCCGGGCAGCGGTGACTTCTACCGCTGCGTCAAGCATCTGAGCAAATACCTTGGCACACGTGCGAAGGGTTATTGTGCGAACCTCCATCATCGCGCCACCGGCGTATGGCCGGGCGACCATCGCAATACCGGTCGCAAGCTGCGTGGTAGCGCATCTCCCGAGGAGTTACTCCTGGCCTCGGTCCGCACCGGCCAGTGGGGTCGGGACAAGGAAAGGAACTCCGGCATGCCACTGGACATGGAACTGTTGACGGACGGGATCTACTACGAAGGCGAAGACGAGAACGCAGGCATCCTGCGCACTCTCACCGCTGGCGGGTTCCCGGTCGCCCCGCCGGATGACTGGTACAAGAATCCCGACCTGACCGGGCCGACCCCGATGGTAGTCGAGGACGACGGCCGGGTTTTCGGTCACATCGCCACCTGGGACGTCACGCACATCGGCATGCCGAATGCGACCCACGCACCGCGCAGTCCCTCCGGCTACAAGTATTTCCTCACCGGTCAACTGAAGACCAAGTCAGGTCAGGCCGTCAATGTCGGCCAACTCACGCTCGCCGGTGGTCATGCCGACATCAACGGCAACGTGCAGGCTGCGGTGCAGCACTACGACGACACCAACAGTGCCGTAGCCGATGTCACCTGCGGCGAGGACCAGTACGGCATCTGGGTCGCCGGTGGCCTCCGGCCCAGCGTTACCGACGAACAGGTCCGGATCTTCCGCGCCTCCCCGCCATCCGGCGACTGGCGTCCGGTCAATGGCCACCTGGAGATGGTGGCTTGCTGCAGCGTCAACGTGCCAGGCTTCATGAACGTCCGGCCGACGGCCAGGGTTGCCGGAGGAGCTGTGCTCGCTCTGGTCGCGGCCGGTACCCGCGAGTTGAATCAACTGCGGGTCGAGGCACTCACCAGTGCTGCGGTGCTGTCCCGACTGGACACCCTGGAGTCGAAGGTCGAGCAACTCGGGGCTCCGGCCGAGCCCGAAGCAGTCACCGCCGAGCCGGTCATCGCAGCACCGGATGCCGAGCCACTCACCGCCGAACCGGTTCTCGATACCGCACCAGCGAAGCCGCCCGCAGTTGAGCCGCCGGTCACTGCCGAGCCAGTCGCGGAGCAGCCTGCTGCAGAGGCTCCGGCCGAGCCAGAGCAGCCGACGATCTCGCCAGAGGAAGCGGCGCGGGCCGAGCACATCGCCCGTGTCCGTGACGAGATCCGCCAGGCACGCAAGGACGCGCTCCGCAATCGGGTCAGCCTGTCGCCGCCAGCAGAACCGACCACTGCGGCGATGGCCAGCACGATCAAGGGCACCGACAGTTTCCCGATCTCCGATGTCGCCAGCCTGAAGAAGGCGATCATGGCGAACGGCCGGGCAAAGGACAAAGAGGCAGCCCGCAAGCACATCATCTCGATGGCCTACAAGTTGAAGCGCCCTGACCTCATCCCTTCGGACTGGAGAAAAAAGTCGTGAGCGAGCCGGAGCCACAGCAGTTGTGGGAATTGAAGATCACCGCCAGCGGCATGGTGCACGACGCCGATGGCAATCTGCTCAGCGGGGATGTCCCGGTTGAGTCCGTCATCCTCGTGAACGAGCAGCAGGCTCGGGCGCTCCTTGAAGGGAATGATCCGCAGTGACCGTTGGACTCAGTGCCGCCAACCTGGCGAACAAGTGGTTGGACGTCTTGGGCACCGGCGCGTCTGCCGGTACCACCTTCACGGCCCTGGCTGGGTCATTCACCAAGCTGCACACTGCGGACCCCGGCGCTGCTGGTGCCACCGCGGCGGCGGCCGGATCTACGACCCGTGTGGCCACCACGTTCGCGGCGGCAGCGGCGGGCTCCAAGGCGATGAACGGCACCCTGCCGGTCTGGACGAACGGTGGCACGTCGGAGACTTTGAGTCACATCTCGCTATGGGACGCGATTTCCACGGGCAACTTCATCCTGTCCGGGGCGTTGACCACCCCGCAGGCGTGGGCGTCGGGCAACACCTTCACGCTCAGCTCATTGACGATCGCCCTGACCCCGATCGCGGCGTAAGTCGTCCTGCTTCACTGAGATGCGGAGGTGAGTTCCCATGCCAAATGCGGTTATCCCCAACGACCCGACGCAGGGTCAGGAGTTTTTCTGGACCCGGCAGGGAATCTCGCTTCAGCATCTCTACGAGTACATCCAACTGGCGGTCGCGGAGGCCGTCGCCGGGACGACACCCGGCACCGGCGGTGGCGGTACATCGAACGTGGTGATCGGCACCGAGGCGGGCCAGGCTGCGGATGCTGCGGCCGTCTCGCAGGCGCTACTGGTCAAGGCGCCGCTGACGTCTCCGCATTTCGAGGGTGTGCCGACTGCGCCCACTGCAGTGCTTGGCACTAACACCGCCCAGTTGGCCACCACGGAGTTCGTCCTGGCCAACGGTGGCGGGGGTGGCGGCGGGGCCGGTACCGTGTCGCCCGCATTTACGGGCATTCCTACGGCGCCGACCGCGGTCAATGGAACCAATACCACGCAGCTTGCGACGACTGCCTTCGTGGAGGCCGAGTCTCTGGTTCTGCAGGCGATCATCGACGCGCAGGCCGACCTGATCACTGCTATGAGCGACCGGATCGCGCTGCTCGAACAGCTCGGCGCAAACATGGTCGCCATCGCTGGCGCCACATCGGCTCGCGTCAATCAGGTCGACGGAACTGCGCTGCATCCAGACTCGGTCGTCATCTGGTTCACCGATGGGTCGGACGCGGTCAATGCACTCAATGGCGACGGCATCTACAACCGCGCTCCGCTCTAACCGAAGGACCCCAACGTGACCCTGTCCGTCGCCTCCACCCGTGAGCTGCTGGCGCTGGCCTTTGCGGCTGGCGCTACTCACTTCGCGCTGCATTCCGCCACCCCGGCGACCACTGGTAATCAGCTCGGTAGTCGCGTGGCTATCACCTGGGACAGCACAACCACTGTCACCGTATTGCCGAGCACCAGCACCCCGGCCAACCGGCTCGATGCCAACAACGTCACGATCGCCTTGGCGGCCACCACCGCCGCGCCGTACGGCGCGTACTGGTCAGCGTCAACCGGCGGGACGATGCGCGAGACCGTCCTGCTATCTATCCCATCCGGCGCTGCTCGGAATGTCGACGTAGATCCGTCGTACTACCAGGCGTGACCACCCAGACCCTGGACGTCGATCCTGACGACCACTATCTCAACTCGACAACTCCGAGCACGGCACCGGCACCGACAGCAACGATCCATTCGTCGGATGTGCTCTGGGCATTGATGCATTTCACCCTGCCCCCGGCACCCGCAGGTGAGGTGCTGATCAGTGCGTCGTTGGTCGTCCGCACCACTACCTCGGCAACCTCCGGGTCGGTTCCCTCGCACACGATCAGCCTGACCACGTCCTCGTGGTCCCAGGCGACGTCCTGGGCCGGGAATCCTGCGGGCGTAAACATGCGCCCCTCGCTCGGTACCGTGCTCGGAACCGTCCCCGCCAACACCTTGACCGATACGGTCTACACGATCCCACTGGATATAGCGACCATCGCGCCATTGGCGGGGTCGCAGTTCGGCATGGCGATCAACACTGCTACGGCGGGCGACAGCTTACAACTCTGGTCGTCGCGGGCACCGGTCACGGCGAATCAACCCGATCTTGTTCTTGTCTACGCTGCGGCGGGTTTCACTGCCGTCGTTACTAGCGAGGGACTGGCGAAGGGCGCCACTCTTGCCGTCCCATCCGGGATGACCTTCCCGCCCAAGGCGCAGGCTGACGCTTTGGTTGCTGGCCCGACGATCTCCTCGACCATCGGGATCGCCACGACGATTTCCGGTGCAGCCCTGATTCCACCGAACGACTCCCGGATTCGCTGGCGCGGCGCGACGGGGTTCGCGGCCGGGCCATCTGGGTCGACCACGGTCTGGGCTCCGAACAACAGATACAGCTACGCCTGGAACAGCCCCCCTGTATGGGGCATTGAGTTCGTCCTCAATGGCACCCAGGTCGAGGCGAGTTACCAGGCCGCATCCGGGGCGTACTCCTGTTTCCGGATCAAAATCGACGGCCAGCGGGTGACCGACCTGCCGGTTATGACCACCACCCTCACTCCGGCTCCGACCGGCGGCCAGCGATTCATGCTCAAACTGACGTTCGGTACGTCAGCCGTCCGGCGGATCACCATCGAGGGTGGCTACTTGCCCTTCGGTGGGCTGTATGCCGGGGTCGGGTCCACGGTCAGCGCGCCACCGCCGTTCTCGACCAAGGTGGTCGTGCAGGGTGACTCGATCGTCGCCAGCTCGTCGGAGACACCAGGGCTGGGTAACGGAACCTGGCCGCTACGGCTGGCGAACTACATCGGCGCCGACGAAATGTTCAACGTCGGTGTCGGTGGAACCGGCTATCTCAATACCACGCCGGTCACATTCATCAACCGGATCGCGGACCTGCGTGTCAGTGCCACCCCGGCCGAGCGCGCCAACGTCATCATCTTCTTCGGCGGCGTCAATGACCGCACACAGACATCGGGCGCCATTACCACGGCAGCACAGGCAGTGTTCGACGCGGCCATCGCGGCAGAACCCCAGGCCGAGATCTACGTGTTTGGTTGCTGGGTCCAGGCATGGCCGGTTCCTGCGGCGAACATCACCGTCGACAACGCACTCAAAGCCGCGGCGGCGGCGTCCGGCGTGCCGTTCGCCTCTTGCACCACCGGCAACTGCTATAACGCCGCAGGGACACTGATCGGCACCTACGAGCCGATCATCCGAAGCACGACCGATGTCGCCAACTTCATCGGCAACCCCGGCTCGACCGACACCCTGCATCCCAACGGGGCAGGCAATGTCCGGATCGCTGAATGGGCACGCGAAGTTCTCATCCTGATGGCGGGGGCACCCTCCCCTTTCGTCGCCGCCGTTAGCAGCATCGGCACTGCTACGGCGCGGGTCGCGAGCCTTATTGCTCCGACCGTCACGCCGGGTCGTACCCTCCACTCCTACGATGCCGTCACCCTGACGGCGACGCTCCCGCCAGGCACGTCCGCCGACATCTGGGAGCGCCAGCAGATCGCTGGCGTCACCGTCACCATCGGCGGCGGGTTCGGCAGCTATTCGTTCATCGCCCCGCCGACCAAGACCGGCACGACGATCACGATCCAGATCCGGTACCAGTCCGGCGGTGTCTACTCCGACTGGACGACCGTGTCGTTCCCCGTCGAACGGCATCAGTTCTGGCGGCGCGAGGGCGGGGTCGACATCCCCTACCTGACGGAGCACGGCGTCTCGGCGCCCGTCGATCCTTCGCCTAACCTGTTCTTTGCCCTGCCCGATAACTACGTCGGCACGAAAATGCTGTGGGCGCACTATTACCCGCCGTATCCGGTCCGGCTGGCCAACGTCGTTGCCGATGGCGTCGACATCGCGTCCTCTGATTACTACGTCCGGAACTACATCAACCCGGTGCCACTCGGGTCGTCGGAGCAGCAACACATTCCGTATGGCGGCATCCTCCGGACCAGGCCCATGCCACTGCCGGTCTATACCGGACCGGACACCTGGCAGAAGGACAACGCCCGGAGAGAGATCGCCGCGGCCATCGCAAACGGCGTGGATGGGTTCCTCTGTAACTCCACCAACGTCGCGGGCGACAACACCGTCCGGATCCTGGCGCTGCGGGACATCGCGGCGGCCGAGTTCCCCGGCTTCTATGTGACACCGATGCTCGACCTGTCGACGGCTTCCCCACTCACCGCCGTGCCGGATGCCTCAATCGCTACATATGTTGCAGGCTTCGCCAACCTGGCATCCACCAAGTACCTGCCCGATGGGCGCATGATCATCGGCTCATTCCAGGGCGACACTAAGTCCGCGGCATGGTGGACATCATTCATGGCCCTACTGGCATCCAGCTTCAACGGGCTGACCATCGCAGTCATGGGCTCCTACAACAGCTTCCAGACCGCGACTGAGGCGCACAAAACGGTTCTCTACGCTTCTGGTCAGTGGGGCTATGGCGCAGACCCCAACGTGCAGAACACATCTGCAGGACTGGCTACCGAGAAGGCTTACGCCGCAGCGCGCGGAATCCAGAACCTCCGCACCATCTGGTTCCAGGACATCCGACCGTACGCCGGTGTCTACGACGAGGCCCGGAACACCGAAGCCCTGCGGGCGGCGTGGACCCACGCCATCGCGGATGATCCGGAGTACATCGAGCTGTGCACCTTCGGTGACCTGAAAGAGGGGTCCGACTTCCGGAACACCGAGTCGCGTGGGCTGGTTGGCCTCGACATCTCTGCCTACTACGCCGCGTGGTGGAAGATCGGATCGCCGCCCGATATCCTCCGCGACGTCGCCTATCTGACGCACCGACAGGCCCCCCTGTCCGCCGTCCCGACTGGGCCACAGACCCAGACGATGCAACAGTGGAAGCCCCCACTCACGGGCGGGCGGCTCAACACGTCAACCCCTCGCGAGTCCGTCGAGGCGCTTGTGTTTCTGACCGCCCCCGCCGAGGTACGCATTACCAGCAACGGCACCACGCAGGCGTTCTCGGCGCCCGCGGGAATGTCGGCATGGCTAAAGGCCGCCGGGCTCGGCGCCGTCAAGGTTGAGGTCTGGCGCAACGGACTGAAGGTGGTCGACCTACCATCCCCGGTGGAGATCAAGACATCGTGGCAGAACGACCAGAGAGAATACGACGCCTTCGGTAGCATCCGCGGCACCACTGGTCAGCGCGCATCCTGGCCGCGGACCGTCACCACTCCACCGCCGTCCGGCGCTACCCCATGGCTGCCCTTTGAGTTGAACCAGACCGCGCTCAACCCACTGACCACCGGCAAGTGGACGCTCAGTCATCCGATGGACACCTACTACGTCTCCATCGACAACCCGCTCGACACGGTCCCGGACTACTGGGACAAGAACTGGATGTACTACCCACCGATCGGGGCGACGGGGCAGAACGTCTACGGCGGCCTGGCTCGGCAGCGGTACGCACGTCGACTGCGGCGACCCGAGGCATCCGGTCAGTTTGAGATCAAGGACTACCGCTGGGAGGTCCGCGCCGCCCGGTCGGCCGGGATCGATGCATTCACCTACGCGGTCAGTCAGCGCCCGCCCGGCTCGATGTTCGTCCGGGTGCAACGCATGCTCACCGCATGCGCACAGGAGAACGCGATCAACTCGGTCAAGTTCTACTGCATCCCGTGGATTCTCGGGAACACCGGCGTCACCGGGCCGAAGCTGGCAGCCGGGCAGGTCATGTCGAACCAATTCGTGATCGACGCGGCCAACTACCTGGCCGGTTACTTCTCTCCGATGGTCAATGACCCGCTGTACGCCGGTGGGTTCTTGAAGATCAACGGCGAGGCCGTGTTCATGCCCTACAACGCGGAGGTAGCGCCGAACAACCAGGGGCTCACCTCGCCGCCCGCCGTCGGATCCTGGGGCGTCCTCTGGTGGCAGACCTTCCGGGATCGCATGGCCTCGCTGGGAACGCCGGTCCGGCTCTGGTTCACCCTGTCCTCCAGTGTGGCCACGCACTCGGCCAAGTTCGAGTCGCTGGCCTCAGCGATGGGCTGGTTCGGCTCCCGTGACTGGGCGCTCAATGCCAGCACCACCGGCACCAGCTACGGCGGTGCCAGGAGTTATCTGCAGGTCACTGCAGGACTGACGGCCCGCAACGACGGCGTGACCAAGATGCCGTACATCGCGCCCGTCTCCACGCAGGGGTATTACCCGCGCGGCAACACCGACAACACCGGCGGCTTCGGGTATATCTGGGAAGCCAAGGGCACCCAGAACTTGATCAACTCGTGGACGATCGGCGCCGTCAATCAATCTGGCGGCGTCGGCACCGAGATGGTCCAGGGCATCACCTGGAACGACGTGGCCGAAGGATCGCAGGTGTTCCCGTCGTCCGAGAGTGGTTGGCACTGGCTGGACCTGTTCCTGTACTTCAATATCAAGCACAAGACCGGCTCCTACCCGGTCATCGTGCGGGACGGCATCTACCTGACCCATCGCAAGCAGCAGACCACCGACAACCACGCGGGCGGCGGTGCCACCTACTCAGGCGTACAAACCAAGTTCGCCACTCGCTATCACGACCCGGCGACCGGCCATGCAGGCACGATCGAGTCCCCGATCCTGAACATCCTCGACGGCGTCGTATTCCTGACGGCGGCAGCGACGGTGAATCTTGTGTCCGGCGGCGTGACGACGACGTTCTCTGCTCCGGCCGGGTTCAGCCGCTTCGAGTGCCCGCTCCGGCTGGGGACGCAGTCGGGCACAGTAGTGCGCGCTGGCGTGACCGTCGCCAGTGTGACATCCCCGATCGTTGTCTCCGCGACTCAGGTCGTGGAGGATCTGACGTACTACGGCGCGTCGAGCTTCGCGGCGGTCCCTAGGCCCGTCCCCATTGTTGCGGATTAGAGGAGCGCGCTGTGCCCCTGAATATCGGTTACATCGAGCTGGGTGGCAGTGGTGTCGTCGCTCGCGTCTACTACGACACCACCTTCACCCCAGTGGGTCCGGATCAACCCCTGATCGACGGGCCGCGCGGATGGTGTCTGGACCTGACGAACACCAGTGGAAAGGCAGCGCGGGTCACCATTGATGGGCTGACTGCGAACCCATTGACGGTGAACATCGGTGCAGGCGATCCGGTGACCAGTGGTGTCGGGCGTTCCCGCACTGCCGCGGAGCTGGCGGTATTCGGCTTCACCACTCGCGGCAACGCTGGCACCATCTCGATCCAGTAGGCGATGACCAATGGCGACGTGGATCAACCATGTAGCAATCGCGGCACCCCGGAATGGGACCACGACGCACACGGTTGACCCGTCGTCCGGGACGGTGGTGACCGGCACACTGTTCACCCCAACTGCGGGAAGCCTGCTGGTAGTTTCGGTTGAGGGTGCAGTTACGAGCACCACTCCCGCCGGTTGGACACTGCCGTCCGGTGGGTCAGCGATCAACTTCACCGGTCTGTACGTCTGGTGGCGCACCGCCGCTGGTGGCGACACATTCTCGACCACGCACAACTCGGCGAACTACCCAGCGGTGTTCGATATCTACGAGTTCCCGGCGGGGTCGACATTCAGTGGCGCCGCCGCGTCGACAGCCGTCGCGTCCGGTGGTGCGGGACCTTCGGTGGCATCATTGACCGGCACGAACTTCATTATGGGCTCGGTCGGTAATGAGGCGTTCTCCACTTCATCGTCAGGCACCGTTGGGTGGGCGTCCGGGGTTGAAGCGATTGACACCCTGGCCGTCTTCGCGACCACCAGTGGCTACCTCTACTCGCTGACGTACCTCGAAGACTCAGCCCTGACGTCGTCGTCCATCGCGGCAACGATCAGCGGAGCGTCCAACCTGCAGGCCACCTACGAGCGGCTGATGTTCGCGGTCAAGGTGTCCGGGGCGATCCCTGCAGCGATTGCACTCAGGGCCGCCGGGACCAGCACGGCAGTCGCCGCCACCGCAACCACCTTGAACCCAGCAGTACCGGCAGGCACCACGACCGGTGACCTGTCCGTGCTGTGCGTGGAGGCCAAGCCGTACACCACCGCGATCACCACTCCCTCCGGCTGGACGAAGATCGGCGAGACCACCAATGGAACCACCGTGTCCGGCATCGACACGGGTTCCATGAAGGTCGCGATGTACGTCAAGGAATCAGCGACCCCTGGTGCCATCGGGGCGATCACCATGGCCACACCGGACTCCGCATGCGCGGTCATCCACTCCTACTCGAAGGACCCGTCCTACGCCTGGAACTACTCTGCGTTCACGACCGGTTCGCAGACAACCAACCAGGCCAACTACTCCGCGACCGGAGCCGCTGGCCTGGCGGTGGCCGCGGACGACTGGGTGGTCGCCGCGACCGCCGTGAACACCGACCTCGCGGTTGGTGGTCCATCCGCACAGAGCATCGGCGGCATGAGCGGAGCCACCCTCGCTGTCTCGGTGCGCACGGCGGGTACCTCCGACGGCCAGGGCCTGGTGACGACCGGCAACGACTCCCGGCTGATGGTGGTCGATGCCGACGTGACAGCGGGGTCCTCCAATTCCGCGCCGACGATGACCTACACCCTCGGCAGCAGCTCATCGGGGGCGTCGATATGGCTACGGTTACGGGAAGTGGCCCCGTTCGTGCTGCTGATGTCACAGATGACCGGCTACTGAGGAGGACGACATGCCCAGATATTCGATGGGTGCGGTTGCGACCGGCGCCGGGAGCACCACGCTGCCGACGCAGGCCCTGGTCGGTGGATCCACGACGCGCCTTATGCTCCGTGAGTTGTCGATCGTCAACACTACTGCTGTCACTTGCACCTTCAAGTTGGTCAGGTTGACGGCAGCCGGAACGCCGGGCACCAGTCTCGGCGCCTCCCCGTACGTCACGGAAGGCGCGGCGGCGGTCGGCGTGGTTCGGCAGGTCTACACCAGCACCGCCCCCACGCAGGGTGCCGACCTCGGATATCGGTTCATCATCCCTGCCTCCATCGGCGCCGGGGTGGTGAGGACGTTCAACGAACCAGGCATCGCCGTGCCCATGGTGGCGGCGGCGGCATTGGCGCTGGTGGCCGACTCCGGGACGCCTCAGATATGCGCCATCGACTGGACCTGGGACGAATAATTCCCATCGCTAACTAGTGTCAGGATAAGAGATGGCCGGGTTCATTCGGTACGGGGTACCGCACCCCCGGCCTGCCCAGCCAACCAATCGCTCACGCCTGATCCCTGCCGTCGCCGGTCCGGCGGCATTGCCCACCAAGCTCTCGTTCGAGCCGGTGGAGATCGCCGACACTCTGTCGACAGACGTGCCGACAGTCACTCCAACCGCGTCGACCACAACCACGATCGCCGGTGGCACGCTGGTTGCCCCGTCCGATTCCCGGATCCAGTACCGCGGCGCTGGCGGATTCGGGTTCGGTACTGGGTTCCCACTGACCACGGTTTACGCACCGAACTCCCGGTACGACAACACTTATGCGACGCCGCCGGGGTTCTCGGTGACGTTCCAGCACACCGGCACCACGTTTGAGACGATGTATTACCTGTCCTCGACGTCCGGCTCGTGGCGCCTGAAAGTCGACGGCAAGCGGGTTACTGATCTGGCGCAGCCGCCGACCGGACTGAGCGCTGGCGGTCGACATCTCCGCAAGTTCGTGTTCCCGACCAGTGCGACCCGCGTCATCACCCTGGAGACCGGCTATCACCACTTCGGCGGGGTGTACGTCAACACCGCCACCGACACGATTGCCGCAGCTCCGGCGTTCAACGTCCGGGCCATCTTCGAGGGTGACTCGATTACCGGCGGCAGCGCGCAAACCACCGGGCTGATCAACGGCACCTGGCCTCTGCGGTTGTCCGACTACATCGGGGTGGACGACCCATGGAACGCGGCCCTCGGCGCTACGGGCTACATCGATCCCGGAACATCGGTCAAACTCAACGACCGGCTATCTGACGTCACATCCTGGGCACCTGACGTGGTGGTGGTCTGGGCCGGGTACAACGATATCGGGGAAACTGCTGGCACTGTTCAAACAGCAGCGACCACTTATCTGACCAACATCAAGACGGCCCTACCTGCTGTCGAGATGTACGTCGTTGGCTGTTGGGTACCGATCGCCACCCCGACCGCCGGGATGATCACGGTGGACAACGAGGTGAAGGCCGCGGCGCTCGCAGTCGGCGTCCCGTTCATTTCCCCACTGACCGGCGACGTGTACGACAAAACCGGCTCGTTGATCATGAACATCGGCGAATGGGTCGATACATCCGGCGATGTCGCCGCCTATATCGGCGCGGACAACGTCCACCCCAACGACGCCGGGAACGTCCGCATCGCTCAGATGATGCGGACCAGCTTGCTCCTGGCGTCGAAGGGTCTGGCGCAAGTTCTGGCCAGCCCGGTATCCACTACCGCGACCATCACTGCAGCCGGTTCTGTCAGCGCCGGTGGGGTCAGCAGCCCGGCGACGGTCACGACTACGGCGACGGTCACCGCCAGCGGCGGCGGCGGTGCGGGCAGCACAACCACCGGCACCGCGACCATTACCTCCGCCGGTGTCGTCGGCAGATCCAGTGCCGCCGCGGTCACCGGCACGGCCACGGTCACCACCGCCGGAACCGTGGGCCTGAGCAGTGCCGGGACATCCACCGTCACTGCGACCGTGACCCCTGCGGGTGTTGTTGGCCGCAGTACTTCCGCGCCCGTCCCGATCGCGTCAACGGTCACGGCCACCGGCACGGTCGCCACAAGCAGCGCCTCGACGGTCGCCGGGACCGCGACCGTCACCAATGCGGGTGTCGTCGGCAGGTCAACGTCGGCGACCGTCACGGCAGCCGCGGCGGTCACGTCAGCAGGCGTCGTCGGCGCGGTCGGTGCCGTCACGCTGGCGGTAACGGAATCCCTGACAGCGGCGGGCATCTCGGGTCTAGCAGGGGCCGCGACCCTAACTGCTACCGCCGCGGTCACGAGCGCTGGTGTGATCGGCAAGTCCAGTGGCACCGCGGTCACCGCGACAGCAGTGACCAGCTCCGCGGGTGTGACGGGCACGTCCAGCGGTGCCAACGTTACCGCCGCTGTCGCGACTACAGCCACCGGGTCGGCCGCGCTGTCCGGCGGCGCGATCATTGCTGCCACTGCATCGATCACGGTCGCGGGGGTTGTCGGGACCAGTACCGGTGCTGCGATCACAACCACTGCAGCAGTGGCGTCGTCGGGTGTTGCCAGTTCCTCGTCCGGCGCCATTGTTTCCGCAGCGGCAACGGTCACCACGGACGGGTCGGTAAACTTCAACCGCACCGCGAGCGTGCCGATCGTCGCGTCCATCAGTACTAACGGCGCCGTCGGCCGGGCAAGCACGGCAGTCATTAGCACCGCCGCCACGGTCACCACTGCCGGAACTCTCGGCGTCTCTTCGGCTGCCACTGTCGCCGTGACCGCCGCGGTCACCCCTGCGGGTTCCAGTGACCTGTCGCGCGGGGCAGCCGTCAATGCGGTTGCTGCCGTCGCGGCGGCTGGCACGGTCGGAAAGTCCAGCGGCACCCCGGTCACGACAGTGGCGACGGTAACGACCGATGGGGTCGTCGGCCGGAGTAGTGCCGCGTCCATCGCGGCCACTGCGGCCGTCGCACCTACCGGGTCGGCCGACCTCAGCCGGGCCGCGACCGTCACGGTTGCCGCGACCGTCACCACCAGTGGCGCCGCCGAACTGAGCCGATCGGCAACTCTGCCGATCACGGCAGTCGTAAACAGTGCGGGGAACGTCGCCACCGCATCCGGGGTCAGCGTCACCACCGCGGCGACTGTCACATCGACCGGCTCTGCCAGCCGTTCCAGCGGCGCATCATTGACGTCGACGTTCAGCGTCACGGCGGCCGGGGTCATTACCTCCGGCCTGGTCGCGTCGGCGTCCCGCCCAGTCACAGTGACCATCGCGGCGTCGGGCAACGTCGCCACCGCCTCCGGGGCGACCGTCACTACCACTGCCACACTGACGGCGACCCGCGCCCTCGGCCTGTCGTCTGCCGCGACCGTCCCGGTCACGGCCACCGCTACGGCGACCGGTAGTGCGTCTCGCAGCACGACGGCCACGGTTACCGCAACGGCGGCGGTAACGGCGGCCGGTGTCACGGGTGGAGCGGTGGGGGTGTCGCTGACACCCGTCGCAACCGTCGCAGCGGCGGGTGCAACCGGAGTCTCCGGTACGGCGGCCATCGCCGCAGCCGCCACTATCACCAGCGACGGGACCATTACTCCCGGCCTGACCCGCTCAACCACGGTGACTGCCTCTGTCGCCGTCACCGTCGCAGGCACTGTTGCGACCAGTTCTGGCAGCACTGTCACGACAACGGCCACCACTACTGCAGTCGGGTCGGCCGCAGGTTCCCGGACGGCATCCGTCCCGGTCAGTGCTTCGGTGATCGCCGCCGGACAGGTCAAAGCTACAGCCGGGACGTCGGTCTCAACGACGGCAGCCGTTACCATCGTCGGCCTCCTCGGGGCGCCCGGTGGCACCGTTCTCACCGCAGCGGCCGTCATCGCTGCCAGCGGTCAGGTCGCGACCGTAGCAACGGTGACCTTGCCGGTGGTCGCGACCACCACGGCTGCTGGCGGAGTCGGCACGTCCACTCCGGCGCCTGGGGTCATCACCGCCACGGTGGTCGCCGCCGGTGTGGTTGGCGTCAGTGCCGCCGCCGCGATCACCGTCGGGGTCGGTATCACTGTCACCGGCGAGCGGACCGGCGGCAGTGCGAGCCTTGTCGTTGCTGCGACCATCTCGGCCAACGGTCAGGTGCTCGCCATCTCCAGCGTCTCTCTGGTCGTCGGCGCCAGTGTCACCGGTGATGGCGTCGCGCGTGGGCTCGCCGTATTCAAGGGGCCGGTCATCACGGTTGGCTCGCCCAGCAGCGCCGGACCGAGTATCGGTGGGCCGGGTCGACACGGACCCACGGTCGGTGTCCCGCGTGGCGACCGGATCATTGGAGGACCGGGTCGCCACGGACCCAGCGTTGGTGGCCCACATGGAGTGCGAACAGTTGGCGACCCCGTCGACGTCAGTAGAGGATGAGACATGGCCACCTGCAGCTCGCTGGGCTACTACAAGCTCAACCGCAAAGATCGCATCCACATCCGCTGGCCGGTATCCGGGGTGGCGGACACTGACAGCGCTGACGTCGCCCTGGAGGGTGGTCCGTGGTGGCCACTGGCCATTGGCATTGACGAGGTCGTCGGCTACTTCGCCGGGCCGGAATACCCTGTACCCGGCTCGGCGCACGCAGTTCCCGTCACCTCGCATGCCAAGATCCGGATCTCCAACTCGGAGATCTCCGAGACCTTCGATGGGGGTTTCATTCAGCTCGTGCCCTGAGATAGGGTCACCTGGAACGGCGGTTCTCCTCTCGGTGGCCGCCGTTCTTTCATGTCCAATGTGGACACGTACGCCGACCGCATGTACGGTGCGTAGCGAGCGCCCAGTTGATCGGTGAACACTCCCGCCCCGTTGGTACCTCCGTGGATGGTCCGTTGTAGACCCCTGGAGGACCCCGAATGGCTCTCAGTATCGCGGAAGCACTCGCCAAGCTGGCGGACCTGACACCCGCAGAACTTGCCGACCTGCAGCGTCAGCTCAACGACGCATTCACTGCGGCAGATGATGCCGACGACGTGGATACCATGGCGACGCTGGCTGACCAGTTCGACGCCGTGAAGGCCCGAATCGCCACACCCCCCGCTCCACCGCCCGTGACCGCGCCGGTCGCTGACGCCAAGCCTGCGGAGCCTGTTGTCGAGCCCGTGGCCGAGGCCAAGCCCGTTGAGCCGGTGGTCGAGACTCCGGCCGCCGCCACCGAGGTCACCACCACCGCGCCGGAGACGATCAACGTTCCCGCGGCGGAAGCAACGACCAGTAACACGGTCACCGAGACCACTGCACCCGCAGCGGAAGTCACCAGCATCACCCCCGAAACCCCAGCCGCTGCCGAAGTTCAGGAAGGACTCCCCGTGGCCGCAAGTGCAAGCACCACCGTCACTGTTCCCACAGGCGCGGAGCCGGTCGTCGCCAGCGCCGCCCCCAATCGTGTGTACGCGGGTCACGGCATCAGTGGGTTCACCGCCGGTACCGAGATCACCGACCCGAAGGAGTTCGGAGAGGCCCTCGCGACCCGCATCAACTCGCTGATGCGTCTCAACGGCGGCGACGGCGAGCAGATCGTCGTGGCCTCCGTCAAGGCACCAGCCCCCGACGATCGCACCCTGACCATGGGTGACCCGCTGGGCAACGGCGACAAGATCCGCGCCGTCATCGATCCCGATGCACTGGTGCAGAACGCCGGTGTCGACGCCATGGTGGCATCCGGCGGCTGCTGCGCGCCGCTGGTCACCAAGTACGACCTGTGGGACAACGGCGGCGACACCTCCCGCCCGGTCCGTGACGCACTCGCTGGCTTCCGCGCCGACCGCGGCGGTATCCGGTTCTTTGCCGGACCCGAGCTGGCCGACGTGCAGGGCGCGCTGGGCTTCTGGACCTGTGCTGATGACGCGGCTGCTGATGCTGGCAACCCGGCGACCTGGAAGGTCTGCGCACGGATCAACTGCCCGCCGGAGCAAACGGCGGAACTGCAGGCCATCACGATGTGTCTCACCTTCGGCGTCCTGCAGACCCGGATCTTCCCGGAGTTGGCTGTTGCCAACAACAAGCTGCTCCAGATCGCGCACGCCCGACTCGCGGACTCCGCGCTGCTGGCGCAGATCAAGGCCGGTTCCACCGCGGTCACCGATGGCGGCACCGCATGGGGCGCCGTGCGGGACATCATGAGCGCGCTGTCGCGTGCCTCGATGTACTACCGGGACCGCTACCGCCTGAAGTCCGCTCCGCTGCGGGCCATCTTCCCGTCTTGGATCCTGGAGCTGATGCGCACCGAGTTGATGATCGGCCCGGACTGGGGTCGCGACTTCGGACGCCACTACGGTGTCTCCGAGGACGAGATGCGGACGTTCTTTGCCACCCGGAACATCAACGTCACCTTCACTCAGGACTCATCGGCTCCGGCCACCCTGGGTGGCGGGTTCTTCCCGGCGATCACCGGCGCGGCACTCCCGACGTTCCCGACCACCGTGCAGTGGGCGCTGTACCCCGAGGGTGCATGGCTGTTCCTGGACGGCGGGCAACTCGACCTGGGTATCGTCCGGGACTCCACGCTGGTGCGAACCAACGACTACATGGAGTTCTCCGAGAGCTTCGAGGCCGCGGCGCATATCGGCGGCGAGTCGCTGTGGGTCACGTCCACCGTCAGTGTCTCCGGTCAGTATCCGACCGCGGTCTGATCCCCCTTCCACTAACACCTGAGAAGGGAGATCGATCATGGCAGGCTACGCACAGGACAACGCTGCAAGTGTTCGCGGCGTTGCCCTCCGGGCCACCCGACTGACGGCGGACGGTTCGCCGCAGGCTGGCGGCGCAGAGGGTTGCGATTCGTACATGACCGGCGGCTATATCTCGTTCACGTTCACTCCGGCTTACTCCGAGGGTGACGAGATCGAGACCAAGAATGCCGCCGGTGAGGTCTGCGTCTATTTCAAGATGCCCGACACGCTAAAAAACGTGACGTTCAGTCTTGAAATCTGTGACCCCGACCCGGTCCTCACGCAGATGCTGGTCGGTGGTGACGTGCTCACCGCCGCCTACAACTCCAACCTGGCCCCTCCTGGTCTCACGGCGGGCCAGCTTGCCGCCGTTGGCTACGCAGCCGAGGCGATCGGCGTGGAGGCCACCCCGTTCGGTGTCTCGCTGGAGATCTGGGCACAGGCGGTCGTCGGGGGCAAGGCGGCGAATGTCGCGCCGTACTGGCACTACGTGTTCCCGTACGTCAACTTCCGGCTCGACGGCGACCGTGTCGTTGAGAACGGTGCGCTGGCAACGGTGTTCGCCGGAACCGGCGGTGGCAACGCGGCCTTCGGTACCGGACCGAACCTCGACACCACGGGCATCACTCCGGCGCCGTCGTCAACGGCTTGGGACTGGGCGTTCCCGAGTTACGCAGACCGGCCCTACATGTACGCGAGGAGTGTTGACGCGCCGGTCGGCCTGCGCGGCTGTTTCGTCAACTTGGGCATCCCGGTCACGGCGATCACCCCTGGCATCCCGGCAACACTTACGCCGGTCAACGCCACCCGCCCGGCCACGCTTGCCGCGCTCACCCTCGCTGGTGCGCTCGGCAACACCACCGCCTGGACCACCGGACAGTATGTGGTGCTCGGCGACAATTCAGAGGCATATTGGGATGGGAACAGTTGGGAACTGGGTCGCAAGCCCGCGACGGTCATTACGGCCACCACCGCGACCGCTGGCACTCCTGGCTTCTACGGACCGACCGGGGCGGCCAATCCGGCGACCCTGGCCGCCATGACGTCCATCACCGCGATCCCGACTACCGCCTGGACCACCGGCCAGTATGTCAACGTCGCAGATGGGAGCCGTGCCAACTGGTCTGGCTCTGCATGGGCTGCGGGGGCGCACGCCTGATCTACCCAGAGAGTCCTGGGCGGTATGGACCCGGCACCTGCCGCCCAGGGCCTCCGCATTCTTATGAGATGGCGAGGAGTGGACCATGCTATGGCTTGACAGCTCGCTACCGGAGGTCCGCTCTGCCGTTGTGTCGGGCGCTTGGGGACGGGCACCGCACTCTGAGCACGGCAATCTGGCCCCAACGCCGCCCACCATCGATACGGTCACCGCAGCGCTCGACGTCGCCAGTGACATCCTCACCCGCCTGACCGGCTTCTCCATCCACCCGGCCCTGGCGGTCGAAGAAGACTTCGTTGCATCACCGCGGGCGACCAGGCTGGTCCCATCCTTCTCTCCGGTGCGGGCTCTCCAGTCGGTCATCCGGGTCGGCCCTGCGCCGGTGGAGCTGGACCCGACCGACTGGGCACTGTTCGGCGGGGCGATCTACTTCTCGACCTACGGCTCCCTCACCTACAGCGACTGGCTATACGGGTGGTGCGATCGGCGTCCAGCCGATCGGGAGTTCCTGCGGATCGCGTACCACGCGGGGTCCACCATCACGGCATCCGCGCGTCAAGCCGTCATTGCCCTGGCTCATGACATCTGGCTGGACGGGAACGGCTGCGACGAATGCGGCCTGCCGGAGCGGACGATCAACGTCAACCGCGAGGGAATCAGTTACAACGTTGGGGATCCGACCGACGTCACCGGGACCGCACTGACGGGACTCGCCGCGGTCGACGTCTGGATCAAGGCGGTCAATCCTCACCAGGCGACGCGATCCGGTGGGGTCTACACACCGGACTCACCACCGCCGGTGGTTCGCAGCGTCAAGACCGCGCGCCCGGAGTGGGGATCGACGGTGCACCTGTTCGGCAACGTCACCTTGAATGTCACGACGGCGCGAGCATGATGTCCGCCACCGAGCCCGGCCTCGGCGGCGGCACCTCCCTGGATTGCGACGGCGCACCCATGCAGAGTGCGAACGCCACCAGGGATCCGATCCCCCTGCGTTCGCGCGGTCGGGACCACGGGGGCGTGGGGGGACTCGGTGTCTGACGTTCTTTACAGCCGTGGTGAGAATCCCGATTACACCACGGGCGTCATCCAGCCACGTACCGCCACGTTGATGACAATGGCGCAGGAAGTTCTCGTCAGATTGCGTAACTCGGCCGCCGAACGGGGTGTCACACTCCCCGTTCGGCAGTTTATTTACCCGACCAGCGTACCGATCGACTGCGAGCAGGTCGCTGTGATGTTCGGCGGATGGGTGGGGGATCCACTAGAGGTGGGCATGACCGCGTGCCTGCGGTTCCGCTGGTGTGCCCAGATCGGGGTCGCCATCGGCCGCTGTACCCCCGCAATGCCGAGCCGTGGATCGACGTCGGCGCCGCCGGTGGAACGCATGAACGCCGCAGCCCAGATGGCCTCCGACGATGCTGAGTTGCTCATCCACCTGGTGTCCACATTCGGGGAGATCGGCTCCGACCTGATCCTCACCACCCCGGAACCGGACGGCGGATTCCAGGCCGTCATGCTGCAGGTCACCCTCCCCGCATTCGGCGGGCTCGACTGATGGCCACGGTGCGAATCATCCTGTACCGCCCGGTGATCGAGCACATGCGTAGCTGGGAGGGTGACATCGGCCGATCAGTCAGTCGACTGGCCGACATGATTGCTGCAGCCCAGCGGATCCAGGCACCCAAGAAAACCGGCAAGCTCGTGGCAAGCATCGCGGTGGGTCGCAAGACCCGTGCGCCGCTGGGCATCCAGGTCCAGGTCGGCGCCAGCCCGAGCCAGCGCAAGACCGGCTACGCCTACTGGACCAGCGAGGGTGCCCGGCCCCATCGGATCACCCCGAAGGCGAGCAACCGAACCGGCTATCTGGTGTTTTTCTGGCCGAAGGTAGGTCACGTCGTACGATTCCGGTCGGTGAACCACCCTGGAATCAGGAACCCCACCCACTGGGTCATGCACGGCGCCGACGCCGGTATGGGTGCCTGGCGATAGTCGTCAGGCACAACGCACCACGATGAGATGGAGATGGCATGGCACACAAGTCATTCAAACGGGCACAGAATCTGGACCCGATCAGCTTCGACGTACCAGGACCGGACGGCGAGGTCATCCTGTTCAATTGTGAGGACGAGATCCCCACGGGTGTCGTGCTGGCCTTCTCGGAAGTTATGGCCCCCGCTGACGACTCGACGGACACCCCGAAGGCCGACCCGTTCGGAGCGATCCAAGCCCTATTCGTCGCAGCGATTGTCGACTCCCAGATCGAACAGTTCCAGGACTTGATCAGGACCAAAGAGAAGCATCGCGGCATCCCCCTGTCCATGCTGATGGAGATCGCCAGCGACCTTGCGGAGCAGTACACATCGCGCCCTACTGGGCCGTCCTCGGGAAGTGGGCCATTGGTGAAGCCCAATGGGTCGGCCTCGACGGTTGGTGCCTTGCAAGGGGTCACGACCTACTCGAAGCCGGAGCTGGTCGAGGCTTCAACCTGATCGAGTCCTACCTGGACGAGCTATCCATGCGGAGCGCAGAGGAGCAGGAGGGCATTAAGCAGGCTCATCTGCAACTTGCTCGGATCACCAAGCAGATCAAGGACTTCCAGGACAATCCCGAGGCCGCGATCGAGGCCATGGATGTCGCACCACACCTGAGAAATCGGGCCTAGTCGGAGGAGGTGATTCAGACGCCCATCGTCGGTAATGCCACGGTCCTGGTCCGCGTTGTCTCGAATCGCCTCGCCGACGACATTCGTGACGCCGTCAGGAACGGTGTCCGTGATGCCGGTGCGGACATCGACAAGGACGGCAAGGGTGCTGGCGAGCGCCTGAACTCCTCCATCGCGGAGGGTATGCGTAGGGACGAAAAACTCCGCATCGCCGGTGAGCGACTGAATCTGGCCATCGCGGATGGTCTGCGCAAGGACGAGAAACTCCGCCAGTCGGGCGAACGACTGAACGAGACCATCGCGAACGGCATGCGCCGCGATGAGGCCCTGAAACAGGCGGGCGAGCGGGCCGCGGAGCGGCTGCAGTTGGCCGTCGCCAACGGTCTGCGGCGGGACGAGGCGCTCCGCATCGCTGGTGAACGGCTCAACGAGTCGGTCGCCAATGGTATGCGACGTGACGAGGCCCTGAAGCAAGCTGCGGACCGGGCGGCGAACAAGGTTCAGACCGACCTTGCCAATGGCCTCCGCCGGGACGAGGCGCTCCGCATAGCGGGCGAGCGTGTCAATGAGTCGGTCGCCAACGGTATGCGCAGGGACCGGGCGCTGGATCTGGCGACGGACCGGGCGGCGGAGAAGATCAAAACCGATCTCGCCAACGGTCTACGTAGAGACGAGGCACTGAAACTCGCGGGCGAGCGGCTGAATGAATCCGTTGCCAATGGCATGCGCCGTGACCGGGCCTTGGACCTTGCTGGCGAACGGGCCAGTCAACGGGTAGCCGAATCGGTGCGCTCTGCCGCACAGCGTGACGAGTCCCTACGCATTGCCGGTGCACGGCTCAATGAGTCGATCGCGAACGGCATGCGGCGGGACAGGGCACTGGAGTTGGCCGGACAACGAGCGGCGGATCGGGCCGCCGAGGGCGTGCGAAGAGGTGCCCAACGGAACCGGGGTCGGTTACTGAGCCAGTTCCACGGTCTCGGCAAGGACCTGGGCGGCGCCTTCAACCTCGGCATCGGCGCGGCCCGGATGGGTAGCGCAGTCATCGCTGCACTGGTGACTGTGGGTCCGTCGCTCATCTCAGGCGCGGCGGCCATTCTTACGGCACTGGCCGGGGACATCGTCAACTTCATGGCGGCGATCGGGCCGGGACTGGCGGGCGCCGTTGGGGTCGGCCTGGCAGCCGTCTCCACTCTTGGATTGAACCTGGGCCTACTGAAACTCGCGTTTTCTGGTAACACCGCCCAGGCCAAGGCATTCAAAGCCCAGATGAACGACTTCAAGGAGACGCTCACCAGTACCTTCGCGCCCGGCGTGCTGACCGGATTCTCGGACTTGATTACCACCCTGAAAAACCGACTGCTCCCCGCGGTGAATGACCTGCTGGTGGAGACTGGCGTGGCCATGGGTGACATCGCTCGGCATATCGGCGAGACCGTCACCAGCGCCGACAACCTCCGTCGGATTCAGGGTATCCTGCGAACCAACATAGGATTCCTGAGCAGCTTCAAGGCGGGCCTGAGTGGGCTGACCACCTCGTTCCTGATCCTGTTCAATGCCTCGAAGCCGTTCGTGGATTTCCTGGGCGACTCCATCAAGCGGTTCGGTGAATGGGCGCAGGCGTCTTTGGAGGTGTCCGAGGCCAACGGCAATCTGGCGAGCTGGATGGACCAGATGCTCCAGAACTTCAAGGACCTGTGGGAGATCGTCAAGGATTTCGGTGCGGGGATCGGAGACATCTTCAAGGCCGCCGCTCCGGCCGGGAAGTCGTTGCTGGAGTCCATTGCCGGTATTGCGGAACGGTTCCATGCCTGGACTTCCGACACCGGCAACATGGCCCGGATGACGGCCTTCTTTACCAAGGCCCGGACGCTGTCCAGCAAGGTGTTGGAGGTGCTCGGGGCGATCTTCACGGCAGGCGGGAGAGCCTTCGAGGGAATGGATCTCGGGCCGATCCTGCACGTCCTGGATGTCCTGAAGGACACCGTAGCCCCGGCCATCGCCCGGATCTTCAAGCAGATCCAGACCGGTGCCGGGCCGAACCTGGTCAAGGTCTTCGACAACATCGGCGTCACTTTTACGAAGATCGCCGACTCGGGCGTGATCGAGAAGGTTGCCGCAGCGGTGAGTGGACTCATGGTCGTCCTGTCGGATTTCCTTGCCAGTGACTTCGGGGCCGGTATCGCGGCCCTCGGGCTGGCCTGGGTGCTGTTTGGCGGCATTGTGCGTGCCGTCGCTCCGGCTATCACCGCCATAGGGCGGGTACTCCTGGGGCTCTCGGGCACGGCGGGCGTCGTTGCGGCGGCGGTGACCGCGGTCGTCGCGGTGTTCATCCTGGCCTGGAACGAGTCGGAGAAACTGCGCGCGGCGGCGGCCGACCTTTGGGCTGACTTGCAGTCCCGACTGGGGCCGATCCTCGAAGTCATCGGGGAGAGTCTGGGGCGCCTCTGGGAAGCAGTGCAGCGACTGGGCAAGGCGCTAGGTGATTTTCTCGCACCGATCATCTCTAATGTCTTGTCGCCCGTCCTGCAGGCGCTCGGCACCGTCATCGGCGGGGTCATCCTTACCGTTCTGGAAAACCTCACTATCCTCGCGGATTTCCTGACCGGCGTGATCAGTGGCGACTGGCAGCCGTTCGTGGACGAGGTCACCAGGGTCGGCCTGTTGATTCGCGGCTGGTGGGATGAGTTCACCGCCTGGTTCGGTCGGGAGTGGGACAAACTCTGGACCGAGACGCTGCCCGCCGCGTGGGATGAGTTCACCACCAACTTCGGCAGCGAGTGGGACACGTTCTGGACCAACCTGCCGACCGCGCTCAGTGACTTCGACACCGCCGTCACTGACTGGCTGGACACCTTGTTCACCGTCGATATTCCCGCGGCTTTCGGTGACTTCACTACCAACTTCGCTGCCGACTGGTCTAAGTTCTGGACCGAAGAGTTGCCGAAAGCACTGACCGACTTCGACGCATGGTCACTGGATACAGCCGATCAATTCTGGAACACCACCTTCCCGAATATGCTGTCCGATGCTCTCGATGGGGTCTCCTTCGTGTTCGATCACTTCTGGGACACCATCGTTCCGGAGGCCTGGAATCGGTTCACCGCCTGGTTCGAGCCAGAGTGGGCGAAGTTCTGGGGCAGCGATAGTGACGCATGGTTGCAGCCACTCATCGATGGCCTCGGCGCTGACTGGGATGAGTTCTGGGACACTACCTTCCCGAAGGCATGGGACGATTTCAACACCTCGTTCGAGGCAGACTGGAATGAGTTCTGGGATGTCACCCTGCCGAATGCGGTCGGGGAACTGGGCATCAATGTCCTGAACGCCTTGGATAGCTTCGGCAGTGATATCGGAACTTGGTGGGACGGCGAGGTGGCGACCTTCAGCACCGAGTGGAGCACCTTCTGGAACGACACGCTGCCCAACTTTGTCGGCCAGTTGGGCATCGACTGCCTCAATGCACTGACCAACTTCGGACCCAGTATCGGAACCTGGTGGGACACCTTTGTTACCGAACAGTCTGCAGACTGGGACCTGTTCTGGGGAACGACGCTGCCGGATCTCGTCAGTGGGCTGATCACCGGCGCGCAGGCAAAGCTGGCCGAGTTCGACACGATGGTGAACGGCGCCTGGAACGACTTCACCGGCTGGCTCGATACCGCGTTCAGTGACTTCTGGGGCAGCACCCTGGTGGACTCCGTGGCCTCGCTGAGCATCAAGAGTGAGCAACCGCTGGATGACTTCCGAAACATGGTGGGGCGCAAGTGGGATGAGTTTACGTCGTGGCTCGGTGGCCTGTGGGACAGCTTCTGGGGAACGGAGCTGCCGGGTAAGGCGGAGACCGTCACACCGGCGGTGGCCACCAAGTGGGAGGCCTTCAAGGGAATGGTCTCCCGCAAGTGGGAGGAGTTCAAGAGCTGGCTGGCTGGACTCTGGAGCAGCTTCTGGGGAACGGAACTGCCAGGCAAGGCGGACTCCCTGGCCCCGGCGGTGGGTACCAAACTGGACGACTTCAAGGCCATGCTGGGACGAAAGTTCGAGGAGGCCAAGACCGCCGTTGTCGAAAAGGTCAATGGCCTGATCAAGAGCGTGAGTGACCTCTTCACCGGCTGGTCTTTCCCGAACATCGATTCCATCCTGGGCACTGAGTTGGTGCAGCCCTTCAAGGATGCATGGGATGAAATCTCCAGGCTGATCGGTCAGATCAGTGGTGCAATCGCCACTCTCACGGGGGCCAAGTCCGTGATGGACCAAGCCAGGGCTGCGTTGAACAACGCGGTAGGTGGTACCGCAGTGCCCAAGCCGCCAACCAGCACTGCGCCTATCGGTCCCGTCAGCAGGCCGGTAAGCATCCTCGGCTGGGGTGATATCGGAGGTGGTCTACTGCGGGCCATGCAGCAACGAGTGCCCGGCCTGGCCACCGGTGGCATCGTTCCCGCCGTGCCCGGTGGAACCGTGTTCAGGCTGGGTGAGGGTGGACGGCCCGAGCGAGTGGAACCCCTTGCGGCGGATGGCCTTTCGGCTCGCGACCGGGCGATGATCAAGGCGATTGTCGGCACGACCGTGTCCATGATGAGCGGCGGTGGCGTCAATGTGGACGTCACGATCGGTGAGAAGGGCCTGGACAACTTCGTGACTCAGACCATTCGGCGCGAGAACTCCGACCTGGCAAGACGTGTTGGGAAGGTGAAACGATGATCACCTGCGAGCCCCACGTCGACCAGGGCCTGATGCGGATCAATGGCACCACGCCGAACGGGAACGCCGTCATCACTCGCGAGGTCGCGGGCCAGAACCCCGTACTACTGCGCGGCGGTGCCCGTGTCATCTCCACCGGTGGCATCACCATGGACGACACGGAGGCACCCCTCGGGGTGCCCGCGACCTATCGCGTTGCGGTGACTGGCATCTCGAACGCGGACCGGATAACCCAACAGAACCTAATGCTGACGCCCACGTTCCTGCACGGCATTCAGGGATGGCTCTCCGGCACCGGCGCCGGGCGCGCAATGTCCATCGTCACGGACTCCACCGCCCATTCCGCAAGCGTCGGACTTGTAACCGGCAGCACCGTCACGACCGCACCCACGGCTCCGCCGACTCTGATCGGGCATGTCGATTCGACGGTGTTCCAGTCCGGCGCCTACACCCTCACCCCACCCACCGGTGGCGGCACCGCCATCGCTACGAACGACTGGATGGTCTGGGTTCACCAGCAACTCGCCGCCGTAGCGGTACCGGCAACACCGGCTGGCTGGACCCTCCTGGACCAGACCGACGACGGCACACTGCGGCAGGTCATCTGGACACGGAAACGAGTCGGCGGCGACACCGGTTACACCGTCTCCCCGGCATCGGGCGGTGCTGCAATCGGCACCCTCCTCTGGGTGCGCGGTGGTACGTCCGACATCGTCATCGCCACACCGGTGGCGCATCTCTCCAGTACTTCCAGCGACACCCTGGTCTCCGGTGTCACCGGTGCCCTGCGACCACACCTGTCGGTGTTCGTCATGTCGGCGGCCCTGGCAGTCGGCGCAGCCGCACCCGGAACCGGCGACGTGTCCGCTGACGCCACATGGCAGTACACCCGGAGCAGTGGCACCAACACCCGGTCGATGGTGGTCTCCACGGCCAGCAACATCGACGCCGGAACCACGTTGCCCGCGGCTGTGACCTACGCAGGCAATCTTGCCTCCGGCATGGCCGTCAACGTCGTGTTCCAGGCAGCGAGCACGATTTCTGATCGGGTCGTCGTGCGAGCAAAGGCTGCAGCGCTTCCCGCGGCGGCCGAGCCGTATCTGATGACCGGGCGGTTCCGATACACCACCACCCTGCTGAATATCTGGTCGGACATTGCGGCCATCGGCACCTGGCAGCAGGTCAAGACGGCGAAGCCGACCTGGCTCGACGCCCGCGGTAGTGCCTCGACCCTGACGCCCGGCTATCTGCGCCTGTTCCTGACAATCGTGAATCCGGCTACGGGTGCCGACTACATCCGGCCGGTGCAGGTCATGGACACGCTGGAGTCCAGGGTTAATCAGTGGGTTGACTTCTCGGCCCTGTTTCAGGTGACCAGTGATATTCCGACCACCGCGGAGATTCGCCTCGTCCATGGCGTCCGTGTCGCGGAGTACGCCACCAACTGGCGGTTCGATGAGTTCGGCATCACCCCCGGCCTGCAACGCAAGCATCCCACCCTGTACTGGTTCGACGGCGACACCCCGGTCCCGGCGAACCCGACGTCCTACCCATATCCCGGCTTCGAGTCGAGCAGTCTTGACGTGTCGATCACCTGGTCCGGCACTGTCGGCAACTCCGTCTCCGTGTTCACCGGAGCCAGTGCGGTGCAGGCCACAACCACGTGCCAGCTCGATGAATCCGACACGGCCAGGCTCCTGCCATGTGAACCGGTCCTGCTGTCCGACCCGGTGAATGTCACCCTGGCCATCTGGGTCGGCCTGATCCAGATCGACCCCCTGACGCACCCGTCGAAGCAGACGGTGCACCAGATTATCAACCGTGCCGCGCCGGTCGTGATCTCGCAGGTGCGTGGTTGGGAGACCGGGGCGCTGACCGTGCTGACCATGAATGCCGAACAGCGAACTCAGATCCTCAATGTCATTGGCTCCGGCCGGGTTCTCCTGCTTCGCAATCCCGACCCCAACTATCCGGAAAATAACTGGTTCCTCGCTCTGGGCAACGTCACCGAGGACCGGCCGGTGCCCAATCAGCGGGTCACTATCCGGGAGTGGACACTGCCGTTCGTCAGGGTTGAGCGGCCCACTGGGCTCATCGAGGCCACGTCCGGGGTGCCGTGGCAGGCCGTCAAGGACAGTGGGACATGGGGCTACATCCGCGAGGCTCGGCAGGACTGGCTGGACGTGCTTGTTGGATCGACGGTGACCTGAGATGCTTGCCGCCTCAGCACTTCTCCAGGAGGCCGCGCGGTATTCGCGGACGCTCTCCGCGAGGTGCGACGTCTACCACGGCAAGAAACCACTCTATATGGACGTCCCGATCATCGCAGGTTCGCTCACCGGCGACCGAAACAGTGGGACCAGGCTCAACGCCTCGGTCACCCTGGCCATGCAGCGTAACGAAGGCACTGACATCAACGTGCAAGGGTGCCGGTTCAAGGTATTCCGCGGGGTCGAGTCGATCGGCGTTGCGGAACGACTACAACTCGGGGAGTTCCGGGTTGACGAGCTGACCCGTAACGAAAGCGGCAGTGTGCAGTTGACCGGCGGCGGCATGGAGTCGTACGTCATTGACGCCAGGTTCCTTCGGCCGCGGACGCCGCCTAAAGGAACCTCCACGATCGCATTCATCAACACTCTCATCCAAGAGGCGCTGCCCACGGTCCCGGTCCAGGTCCGGGCCACTGCCGACGGACTCATCACCGCTACGGCCCCATGGGATTCGGAGCGGTGGGATGCCGTCACGGCAATGGCGGACAGTATCAATGCAGAGGTGTTCTGCAACGCTCTCGGGGAGTTCGTTATCGCTGACGCACCGGACCTCATCAGCGAGGTGCCAGTGTTCCTCATCAATGAGGGCGACGGCGGCGTACTGGTCGCCCGTTCAACCAAGGACACCCGAGATCAGGTCTACAACGCCGTTTCGGTGTCGGGTTCATCGACGGACCCGAACGTACTGCCGGTCTGGGCTTGGGCGTACGACAATAATCCCGCTTCACCGACCTACTATTTTGCGGATCCCTTGCTGGGCGGATTCGGTCAAGTGCCACGTTTCTATGAGAGCCAGTTTTTCAACACCGACGCCCAGTGCCAGGCCACGGCCGATAATCTCCTCGCCCAGTCACTTGCGGCGAACAATACGGTCACGTTCAACACGGTCCCGTTGAGTTTCTTGGAAGTCGGGGACACCGTTACCGTCCAACTCCTCGACGGCTCCATGGAGAACCACCTGATCCAGCGCCTGACGTGCACGCTCGACATCAACGGCACTCTCTCTGTCGAGACCCTGTCCTCCAAGGTTATCGCCAGGGCGGTGCTCTGATGGATCTCGCGCTGGCACTGGCCAGCGAGCCGCCACTGCGATGGATCATCGGCCGGGTCACTGCGCTCACCGGTGACACCTTCACCATGACCTACCGCGGCGGGTCAGTCGAAGGTGTCGGCACCCTGGATCACTACACCCCACGGGTTGGCGATGTGGTTCACATCCTGGCATCGGACAACAACGGAATGGTTGCGATCGGATCCAACAACCAAACCTCCACTCCCGCGGCGCCGCCGGTACCCAAGGCAGCCAAGACGGCAACCGCGACGGCAACCAGCACCTACCTGGCCGCGACCGGTACATGGTCAACGGGGGTGGTCCGCGAAGCTCCTGATCAGGTCGGCTGCTGGTTCTATCCTTCATTCGTTGCCTCCGGCGCCTTTGACGTACTGCCGTTGGCGCGCTTCACGATTCAGATCGTCGCGCAGTCGGCGGCGCCCCTGGAGTTCATTCTGCATTCCCTGACCGGAGCCGCCGGGCAGCCGGTAGCTCTGAGCAGGTATCGGGTAGCCGCACCCCCGCTCAGTATGGGCACGAATGTTCAGCTTCCGCTGGAATGGGGCGCAATGCTGGTCGGCGGACAGGCGCTCGGGATAGGTATCGGCGGTGGCGACTTCACCGGCGACTTCACCGGCAGTACCGGTTTGCTCACCTTTACGCCGCTCTTGTAGTCCATGCTTGTTCGAGAACAGAGGAGATCGCAATGAAGTTGCTCGACGTGGCCACCGTCAACCCACAGGACCGGGTGGCCGGACAGCACTGGCGAATGGGCTACAGGGGAGTGTCGCGCGAATGCGCCGTCTCAGTGGAGTTGCAGGTGCCATGCCCACCGGACCCGGCGACCGCGGCTTGGAACGCGACCGTCACGCCGCTGATCGGGACCGTCGACTCCACCAAGGCGCAGTACGACGTAACGCCGGTGCCCATCCGGTACTACCTGCGGCAGTCGGTCACCTGCGAGCAGGATGACGACAAGGACTGGTTCAAGGACGCCGTGCAGGCCAAGACCGACTACGTGGTGAGCCGGGCGCTGGTCATGGAGACCCCCACCGGGTCGGATACCTGGGTCGGCGCGGCTGGGGTGCAGTCCGTGACGCTGGCCGCGAGCCCGACAGCGGCAAACTGGCAGACGTCCGTTGCGGCGGCGCGGGAGTTGTGGGTCAAGTCGGTCGTCTCCCGCAACGATCACCCCATCCTGCACGTGCCGCCGTCACTGGCCGGTCAGTTGATGCTTGCCGGACTGTTGCAGATCAACGGACCGGAGCAGGTCGACTCGATCTGGGGAGACAAGGTGGTTATCTCCGATGGCTACGACGACCCCGCAACGCCGCACGTGTTTCTCACCGGCGAGATCATCGTCCGACTGTCCGAGCTGGACGACGAGGGCGGGCCGCGGTACGACCGGCGCCTCAACGACTACATCCTGGAGGCCCACCGGTGGGCGGCGATCGACCTTGCGCCGTGCGCCATCGTGCGGGTCGGTGCCTGACATGCCGATCACGGAGATCATTCCGCACGAGCCGATACTCACCCCGCGGCAGCGGAGCAACGGTCCCAGTACGCCGATGGATGAGGCGATCCTGGAGTTCCTGTCGGACGGCCAGCCCCGCGAGTTGCGGGAGATCACGAAGGCCGTCGGCGGCACCACGCACAACGTGCACGCCAGGACCCAGTCACTGGTCCGCAAAGGCCTGGTCACCTGGGCTCGGGTGCCCGGCGGCCCGATGCGCGGGCCAGGTGCATCGGTATACCGGCGGGCGTCGGGTGCGGACTGATGGATACCCCCGTACTACTACGACAGGTCCGCGATGGCGACACGGACATCCAGTTCCATGCTGCAGTGCTGAGTGCGACCACCACGGAGCGGCCAGGGGCTCCGAGATGGACCGAACTGACGGTGTACCGACTCCCGGTGGGCGATGAGACAGAGGGTCCACGCGGGGTCTACGTCGTCAGTAAGGTCGGTCGCTCCACCGTGGCTCACGACCCGGCGTGCCCCCATGCCCGCCGCCATCAGATGGATGAGGTCGGGCGTGGCCCTTGGCCGGGTGAACGGGTGTCATGTCTGACCTGCCAGCCGAACGTTCTGGTGCTGGAGCCGGACACTTTGCTGGAGCGGACCCGTTACCGTGTGTTGCGGGCGCGCACACCAGCCGACCTGGCCAAGGTGCTCATGCAAGGGCGGCCGGGCGATCCAATGCCGGTGGCGATCACCGGCATTGTGGCCGAGACCATCCGGCAGGTCCGGCTGGCCGATGCCGACTTCGATCAATACTGTGCCGACACTCTCGAACCAGCTAGGAGCCACCGCTAATGGGTACGACACCGATCTTCGGCTTCCCCTGGCCCGAGCTAGCCAGCCAGGCTGATGGCCCGGCGGCCTTCCAGGCATTGGCCACGAAGCTGGAAACAACCATGGGGGCCTCTGCTCGCGTGTTCAGTCAGACCCTGGCGGGGCACTCATGGGGGAGCGGGGTGCAGACGGACGCTTTGACCTCCGTGCCACTCGGGCGCCCGGTAAGCCTGACGGTGGCTGGGGTGATCCGAGTGAGTGGCGCCAGTAACTTCGCGGTGATCGAGGTTTATGACGGCGTCGTCGGCGTGACCACTCAATGGCCGGTGGTCGGCGCGACCATCGGGTTCAATTTGAGCTTCCATCGAGTGTTCAACAATATCCCGACCTTGAAGTACACCAACGCAGGTGCCGGTGGCGTGACGATCGATGACAACGTCGCAGTGCAGGGAGTCAGTTGGAACTGGCCCAGCTAGGGAATACTGCAGGTAGCAGGCAGTACCCAATGCAACCTCCACTAGCCGGGAGTGGGTGAGCCGCCCGGAGCCGGATATGAACGGTGCATGGACCCCCACCCGCTATGACGCCGGGGGGGCCGGTGGCGACTCTTGATGGCACGACGATGGCCGACATTCAACGAAGTGCGCACAGCACTGCTGTTCGGAGGGGGCCTTGCGGGGGTTGGTTATGTGACGTTGATCGATCAGACCGATCGACCAACCTTGTTGATCCTGTTCGGTGCGATGATGGGTCTACCCCTGTTCCTGCGGTCGGACGAGAAGCACCCGCCGCCGGAGATCCAGATCCCACCGCCGCAGGTTCTCACACCCGGCACCCAGTCCAGCTCGCCGACGCCGCCGGGTCGGCCCACGACCCCCCCGGTAGGTGGTCCGCCATGACCGTTCGCCATCAGGCACACCGCGCATGTGTCGTTGTCCGCACGTATCCGGTGACGGCGTTTTTCATCCTCACCTGCGCCACACTCGCCGCCGGTATCGACGCCAACCTGTACGCGCTGGTTCCGATCCTCGCCGTGTCCCTCGTCGTCACCATGCATGTGGTTCGGCGGATGTGGTCGCCGCCCATCGTGATCGCGATCCAGCCCGACCGCGGTCAGGTCATCCTGCCCACCCAGTCGCGGGCACCGAGCATAGAGAGGCATCGGCATGCCCGACACTGAGAACCCTCCCGGCGACCCGGTCCTCGGGGAGGCTGTGATCGCGGACAAGGCACTCGGTGAGGCCACGCGGCACGCGGAACCCACCGAGGACGACCTCGCGGCGTTCCGTCGGGAGTACTACGACCGACACGAACGGACGCTGATCGCGGAACAGCGGGGCGTCCGGCGGGACCGGCAACTGGGCTTCGTCTTCGCCCTCCTTGTTGCTGCGTTCGTCCTCCTCGCGTATCGGGTAGAAACGACTGACGACCGGCTCCGGGACGGGTTCTATGACGCCTGCGTCGGCCGGAACGAGCAGTCCGCCTCGATCAACCAGGTCCGGCAGGTGTTCATCGACCGGATTGCGCAAGGCGCCGGTGGGCAGACCGCCGAAGGGAAGGTCGCGATAGCACAACTGCAGGCGTTCCTGGACCCACTGGAGGACTGCGGACAGGATCCGCGACTATGAGCCGCCGCAGTGAGGCCGAGGACACCATGCCGATGTCTCACCCTGATCATCCGACCAGGGTGCAGCGGCGGGAGCGGGTGGAGCGCCACCTGAAGATCCTCAAACGGCAGATGGCGTTCCTGTTCGCGCTCATCGTGTTCGCGATGGTGGTGCTGTCGCTCTTTCAGCAGGCAAATGCCAACCGGATCGAGTACGACCGGTACGACCTGTGCGTGATCCGCCAACAGGAGATCATGGCGTACAACGCACAGAACGTCGGGGTCGTCCCGCCGTTCCCGATCGCCTCCTGCGGCCACGACCCAAGGACCGACTGATGAAGCTGTGGCCGCCGGAGCTGAGCCCGCTCCTGATGCGGCGGGTCAACGGGTTCTGCGTGGTTCTGTTCCTGGCCCTGACGGTGATCCAGAACTTCACATCCTGGGCCGAGTCCGTCGTCTACGTCTCCAACCTGTCCACGGTGGCGCTCGTGCTGTCCAGCCTGGGTGCATGGCAGGCCAGTCGTGTCGAGGTGAACATGGACGACGCCGACGTGCCCAGTGAGGTCGTGCAGGCGATCGTGGAGAAGACGGAGATCAACCCCGACCCGAGCGAGGCGTGATGGACTACCCGATCCGAGCCCGGTTCCAGTCGTCCATCGCGGTCGATGGCGACACCATCCGCACTGAGCTGGTGGATCTCGGCTATCACCAGGCGGCTTACCGCAAGATCGAGTACCGGCTATTCGGCCTGGATGCTCCGGAGTCGAACAGGCCCAAGTCCCGCAAGCAGGGCCTGGCGGCGAAGGCGTTCACCGACGCCTGGATCACCGAGCACCTACATGGCGGGAAGTGGTTGTTCGCTGAGACCCGGAAGGTGCCGGGGCCTGACGGCATGCTCACGCTCAACGACTCGTTCGGCCGGTACGTCGCGACCATCCTCTGCTACGAGCACCCTGACGACCATCCCAGCCTGAACCAGGCCCTGCTGGACGCAGGGCTCGCCGTCGTGAAGCACTACACATGACCGGGCATGTGTACCTGTCGACGGCCTGCTGGCACGCCGGAAAGACGAAGGACCAGGAGATAGCCGCGGCGTTCCACCTGCGGTGCCGTCTCTCGTGCAAGTACTGCGAGGCGCCATGCCACTGCGTCTGCCATGTTCCGGCCCGGCGAGAATCCCTGACGACTCCACCAAGAGTGACGTAGCATCAGGCCAAAGGTCACGCAGAGTAACCCTCGGGAGTCAACAGTGACGAACATCCTGCCGCCGGAAGTGTCGGCAGCCATTCGGGAGGAACTCGTTCCCGGCTATGAGACCGACCCGGATGCGGTTGGCGCCAACCGCGTGGTGGACCCCGACCTGGCCGATGACCGCGACTGGACCGAAGTGCACGACCTGAGTGCCAACGAGGCCGCGGAGTTGACCCGGTGATCCTGCCCAGCGGGGCGTCGACCACCGACTACAGCCGCCTGGCCAACTCTCGGGGATGGGGGTCTGGTTGGCCCGCATGTGGTGGTATGGCGGGCAAGATCGTCAAGATCAACCTGACGCGGTCAGGAACCAGTATCGCCGGTGGGGTGCATCGGGACATCGCAGAGTTGTTCCTGCTGATCGGCAACGAGATCGAGCGGCGTGGTTACATGTTCCACCCCGGCTGGTGCTGGGGAGCGGAATGCAGGGCCATCTCGGGGTCGAACACACCGAGCAACCATTCCTGGGGGCTCGCGGTTGACATCAATGCTCCGAATAACCCATATACCAGCTCGGGTCAGCATGACATTCCAGAGTGGGCGTTCGCACTGTTCCGTTCCTATGGATTCGGTTGCGGCGCCGATTATTCCGGCAAGAAAGACTGGATGCATGTCGAGGCAATGGGTACGCCATCCGACATGGCAGCGATGACCGCACTGGCACGAAGGAATATCGGTGGCGGCGGAGTCGTCATCACCCCACCCCCAATCGACCCCAACACAGACGAGGATGCGTGGCTGACCGTGGGCGCGAAAGAGGACATCATCCGGGAGATCCGGTACGGCAACGACAAGGTGATGGAGGGCAAGGGCGGCGAGCCCCCGGACCACAACATCGCACAGGTCAAGGCCGCCGTGGCGGAGCTGACCAACATCGTCAAGGGCATGTATAACACCATGGTCGCCCCACAGTTCCAGGGCCAGGGTGCACATGGCTATCGTGACGAAACCGCTTGGGCGACGGACATGGTCATTGTCCCGAAGCTGGACGCGATCCTCGCGGCATTGGGCACCGCGCCGCCTGCGGCGCCGACGACTCATACCGTCGTGTCGGGGGATACCCTGTCCGGCATCGCCGCGAAGTACGGGCACACCACGGCAGAGTTGCAGCAGTGGAACAACATTGCCGACCCGAACTCCATCCAGGTTGGGCAGGTCATCAAGCTCACCCCTTAGTAGGCCCGGTGGGAGATAAGCGCGACGGCTACCGGGCCAGCGTCGACAGAGCTGTAGAGGATTTCGGGGTCACTCGCAAGTGGTCCACCACGCAGATCCGCAAGGCCAAGCGGGTCACATATCGAACAATTTGGGCCGAGTCGGACTGGCGAAACCTCGCGAATAGATCAGTACCCGAGTCGATCAACATCGTTCCAAACGACGGCTACGGCAGGGATCTCGACTCGACGGGCCTGTATCAGCAGCGGGCGAGGTGGTGGGGCTCGGTCGCTGGTTCCATGGATCCGTACACCGCCACCACTCGGTTCCTGGAGCGCATGCTGACCAACTCGCCGGACTGGCTCACGGTCAATGAGTCGACCACGGCGCAGCGTGTCCAGCAGTCTCAGTTTGACGGCATCAAGATCAACCCGGCCACCGGGAAGCCGTATCCGTTCGCCCAGAATTACCAGGACCGGCAGGCCCAGACCGACGCGCTGGATGCCGACCTACTGTTCTTCCAGCACGGCGGCAAAGTGCCCGGTGCGTGATCACTCGACTACCGGTACGGTTTGATCAAGCGTCCGGAGGGTACTGGCTTGGGTAACGCAGGGAGAACCTGATGGCAGCAGGCAACATCTCGATCACGGTCGACGGCGTCGGTCCGATGGTTGAGACACTCAATGCGGTGGCGGCACAGCTTGCCACCCTGACAATGAAGGTGGACCAGCTCATGACCAGTGCAGCCGACCAGGCAGCAGCAATCAGCTCCTCGCTGGAGAACGTCCGCGGCGACATCGCCAATCTCCAGTCCAGCGCCAGCGACGCGCAGGCGGCCAGCACGGCGGCCATCACCGACCTGCAGAACAAGCTGGACGCGGCCCTGGCTGATCAGTCCGCCGAGGTCCAGCGCCAGGTCCAGGAGGCTGTTGCCGCGGCCAATGCCGAGATCAGTGCCCAGTTCGCCGCAGTGGTCCAGCAGGCTCAGGATGTCGCGAACATCGTGCCGGACGCGACCACCCCGACCGAACCGGCGCCGCCGACCGAGCCCACGCCGGAGGAGCCCACACCGCCGGTGGACCTGCCGCCGAACCCCACCCCGGAGCCGACGCCGGAACCGCCGGTTGAGCAGCCCACCGAGCCGCCCACCGAATCGACCCCGGACAACCCCCCGACCGAGCCGGTTCCCGACAACCCCACTCCCGACAATCCCCCGACCGAGCCCACGCCGGACAACCCTCCGCCCGGTGAAGTCAACGTCTGACAGACGCTGCCCGAGAGCCCCGTTCCTGCACTCGCAGGGGCGGGGCTCTCTTTTACTCCGCGTCAGCGTCGGTGAACTGCCCGGTCAACGGCCGGGTCAGCCCGTTCCGCTCGGCATGCACCCAGGCCGACTCTTCGTCATCGAAGCATGCAGCGATCTGGACCGGCGTCTTCCCGTCCTCGCTATAGTCGACGCACCACTGGCCGTCCGGCTGTGACTGCCGGACCTGGAATGCGATGAGATTGTCGGGCACTACCGCCTGCTTTCCATGAAGTGACTGATGATCGCCGACTCCCGGATGTCGCAGACCAGATAGTCGGTGTGCGTCATGCCGAAGCGGCGGCCTGCAGGTTCATCGTCGCCGGGCGGGCCGGGATGTTCAGCGGAGCCGCGGTCGCCTCGCTCACTGCCCGGACCACCCTGACCGGCCGCCGGGTGTCCACCGCCTCCAGGGTCGCCGTGTTCTTGATCTCCCGCAGATCCAGGTCCAGCCGTGGGGGCACGTTGACCAGCTCGTTTGCGGATCGTGCAAACGCCAACCCAGGGTCCTCGCCAGCTTCGGCGGACGTCAGTGCCGACTCCTGGAGTCGGGTACCGACGTCGGCCAAGTAACGGCACCGGTAGTCCTCCCGGATCTTCTGGGCCAGTGAGTTGGCGTGCGTCATATCAGGCACGGCGGCGCGTTCCCACGCCTGGAGACCATACTCGCCAGCGACCGGCAACTGGGATGGGATCTCCGGCGCCGAGGGCTCCCACGGCTGGTTCGGATCGAGCGGCTCCGGCAGAACCTCCGGCAGCTCGTAGCGCTGACGCTCGCGCAGGACAGCCTCGACGGAGGCAGCATCATGCGGCGCCCCATCTGCAGCCTGGTCCAGGATTGCGCGGGCCACATCAGCGTGGAATGCATCGGAGAACTCGTTCCGCACGGTGCGCAGCGCGGGCAGGGCCTCGTCGGTGACCATGGCAGCGCCGAGCAGGCCGGTCTCGTTGTAGTCGCGCATCTCCTGCAGCGTCGGCTGCTCGATGTCGACGGCCAGGAACCGCTGCATCTCGACCTTCTCGGCCGCAGCTTCCGCCGCCCGGTCGGTGTCCTGCATCTCCCTGACCTTGGCGACCTCTTCGGCGCGCTCGTCCTGACCTTTCCAGGACGAGCGGAACTCCTGCTCTGGCATCTCCGGCGCCTTCTCCCTGTGCTTCATCCACTGCTTCAACGTCGGTAGCGGGTGTTCGGCGTAGTACTCGGCAAGCTCGGTCTTATAACCCAGCGACGCATTCTCGGCCGCGATCCGGCATCGCTCGACCTCCTCGTAGTAGCTCTGCATCCATTCCTGGTGCCGGTTCGGGCGTCGCTGGACGGTGGTCATCAGACCGTGACGACGCCAGCAGCCCGCGCCGTGGGCAGCCACTTCGGCAGGAACTCTCCGACCAGCTTGTCGTAGAAGTCCTCGTCCTTCATTCCCGAAACGTTCGGGACGCCGAACGCGCCGACGTTGTCGATCACCCGGCCAGGCAGGGTGTCGAGGGTATCCAGGAAACTGGTATTGCCGCCGATCCCGAGAAACTGCCAGAAGATCGGCAGCGAGGCGTGTTGCGTCAGGAGTTGCTTGTCGCGCTGTGCGGAACCACTGCCGCCGTCCGTCTGGAATACCACCAGCACGGGCGGCTTGCCAGCGGCAAGCATTCCGTTCGATGTGGCGTAGTCCACCACGGCCTCGATCGCTGCGGCGTACTCGGTACCGCCCATCTGGCGTTCGTGCCGCTGCGTCTTGACCTTGCCGAATAGTCCCTTGCCGCCGGTCGGCACCTCCTGATAGCGCCAACGGTCGATCGCGCCGGAGTAGTTGGAGGCGTCCACCACGAAGGGCTCCAGGGCTTGATGATGGAAGGGGAAGACCTGCACATTGCCGTCGTCATCCAGGCCGGACATCGAGAGGCCAAGCACCCGTTCGGCCAACTCCTGCACCTCGCCGGAGGCGTAGAAGCCGCTCATGCTTGCGGAGTAGTCGATCACCAGGATGACCTGGGCGGACACCTCGCCTAGATCGTGGCCCTTGTCGGCCTCCGCTTGGAGAACCTTGGTCAGTGAGATCGTGGCGGCTTCAGCGCGCTTGTCGAGCGAGATGGGCATTGTGCTCCTCTGGAGGG